GAAAATCAAAGACTCACACATCATTATTCAAATCACTTGGGAGGTTGACGATGATTAGATGCCCTCATTGTGGGCATGAAGAATCAAAAGTTGATAGCCAACCTAAAAGCTCTAATGGGGAGATTAGGCGTTATCGCATTTGTAAAAAGTGCCACAGAACATTTACCACTCTTGAATATTTAGCCATTAACGCTGGCAAAACAAGAGGTTTAGTTCCTGATATTCCAGTTAAGGGGGGTGATGGGTGAATCCCGCTTTCTTCGTCACGCTCCTTGTGATTCCTGTGACAGCAGCGACGCTCTTGCGATCTACACGGATCACACCTTTTGCTTTAACTGCCAAAAATTCACCAAAACAGAAGAAGGAGAAGAAGTTAAAAAAACTTCCAAACCGCAACCTGTTCGGCCAATGATCGACGTTGATCTAACAGTTCCTTGGGATGCAGATCACTACAGAGGAGTTCCTAAAAAAGTTCTCGATCAATACGGCGTTTACAAATATGCCGATGGAGTGGCCTTCCATTACAGGGACAAAAAAGGTGTCAACATCGCTCAGAAAATCAGAGAAAATGGAAAAACTAGCTGGAGAGGAGAAGCAAAGAAAGTCTCAGGGTTTGGTTCACATCTCGCAAATCCTAGCCACCACGACGCAATCGCTATTTGCGAAGGAGAAATGGATGCGCCAAGCATCTACTCCTCCACCAGAGGGACAGTCGTAGGAATTTCCGTTCCGAATGGGGCTCAAAATGCAGGGAATTTCGTCAAGAAACACATTGATTTCTTTAGTGCTTTTAAAACTATCTATATCGCCACAGATATGGATGAGCCTGGAGAAAATGCAGCCAATGATCTCGTAAGTCTTTTTGAAGCCGGAAGAGTTAGGCGTGTTGTCTTTCCTAAGAAAGATGCCAACGACACTCTGCAAGAACTAGGAAGTCATGCAGTTAATGAAGCCATTAAAGCAGCCAAGGAGCTGCGACCTGATGGGATTAAATCTGCTTCTACCTATGCAGGTTTAGTTAATAAACCACCAGAAAGAAAAGCTACTAATTGCGCTTTCCCTTACTGGAATGACAAGACTCCTTTTTACGACAATCAACTCATCGTCTTAATAGCGGGTTCAGGCGTGGGTAAGACAACCTTTGCCAGAAGTTTAGCTATCGGAGATATGGAGCAATCCATAAAAGTGGGGTGGATAGGACTAGAAGAAACAGCCGAAGAAGCAGTCTTTCGTTTTGTTGGTCAAGCAGCACAAGTTCAAATCCATGCCAGAGAAAACTATGCGGGTCTTACTGATGAGCAAATTCAAAACATTGCTCAAGCTGACAAGTTTATTACTGGCTCTGGAAGGCTTGAGCTATTTGATCACTTCGGATCTCTCGATGAAAAAGTCATCCTCCAGCGGATGAATTACATGGTTAGAAGTCTTGGTTGCCAACACATTTACTTAGATCATTTAACGATTTTAGGAAGTGGGTTAGCTCAAGACACAAGGCAGTTAGACGCTCTCGTTACAAAGATTAGAAGCTTTATTGCCGCTACTAAATGCACAGTATTCGCTATTAGTCATCTCAATCGCTCTTCTTCTGGAGAGAACTTTGAGAACGGAGCTGCACCAGAGCTGCACAACATTAGGAACTCACATTCAATTGTCCAACTTGCCGACACGATATGGGCTTTAAACAGATCGAGGGGTTCAAACCTCACTCACTCAAAATGCCTGAAAAACCGCATGTTGGGGCGTTGTGGCTATGCAGGCTCTTTCGAGTTCGACGAAAAAACCCAAAAACTAAGACACGTATGGCACGACCAGGATTCGCAGTTCTGACTTGGAAGCAGCTCAACAGAGCCCAAGCAGTATTCATCTTTTTCCGAGCATCACATTGGAAACAAGCAATGGTTACTGAAATGTACCCAACCTCATGCACCGTTATCTACAAAGAAAATGACAGAGATCACTCAACAAGAATCGTTGACCTCGAAAACATTAGAAGCGTCAGGGAAGTTGACCCAGAATCAAGAGATTCTAGTCAGAGCCCTGAAGCAGAAAGCTGAAGAGGCGTACAAAGAGGCACACAAAGAAGGAAACAAAGTTCAAGAGATTTGGAACGACGGCTATGTAACAGCTCTCCTTCACGTCTTGGACAATTACGGATGACTTCTGCTGAAAAAATTAAATACGCAGAGGAGCGTATTCGTCAGTTGCAACTTTTAATTAAACATTGGAAAGAAAATGAAAAAAAAGCTCTTCTATGACATCGAACCCGACGCTTATCGGGCTATGTCTAGCGCACAATATGAATGTGAGTGGAGTCCAGAGATATGGACTTATCAAACAAACCTAGACGAGGCTAAACATGCTGTTACCGCAGAGATCGACCGCATCCAAAAACAATGCCCAGAGCATGAAATATTCTTGGCCTTGGGTGACTCCAGTAATTTCAGGTATGGTGTCTATTCCAATTACAAATCAAACAGACGTAAATATAGAAAGCCAGCGGGGTATTCAGTATTACGGCAATGGCTACGTGACACATTTAAAGTCATCACGCTAAAGCTAACTGAAGCCGATGATGTTGTCGGAATTTTGGCTGATGAAGAGAGTGGAGATGTTATCTACTCAAGGGATAAAGATTTAAAAACTATTCCAGGGAATCACTTAAACGCTGAAGGTAAGGTTGAAAAAATTCAACTGTTTGATGCTGATCAAGCTTTTTATCGAACGATTTTAACGGGCGATGCTACTGATGGATTCCCTGGATTAAAGGGCTACGGCCCCGTTGCAGCAAAGAAGTTACTTGCTGAATGTACTAGCGAATTAGATATGTGGGAGAAGGTAAGAGCTGCTTATTTAAAGGCAGCAGCTAAAGATCCTGATGTACCAGACATACTTTCTCAAGCTAGGTGTGCAAGGATTTTGAGACAGACTGAATATGACTTTACGGCTGAGAAACCAATCGAATGGCAACCACCAACGTCTATCGAAGGCGTTTTTATTCCTACATACCACGACTAACCATGCCAGCAACTAAACGATTCAAAATCAATGATTCTGTAAACAAGAAAAGAACTTCAGGAATGTATACAGAAGTTGGCCCTGCCGTTGGGAAAATTATAGATATGAGGGTTAAATTCGACAAACGAGATCGTCCAGGCTATTACTTAACAGTTAAATGGACTGACGGGAGAACTTCAGAACATGCCCAACACATGCTTGTACCAGCTCCATAAAGGGTGCTTATTTCGATATATCATGTTTAAAATAATATCAACGACCCTGCAGACTTAGCTTATGGCTGATCAGACACCAACAAAACCAGAGGAGAAAAAAGACGAAAAGAAAAATTTAATGCAAAAAATTCAGGAGAAGATACCTGATAGAGACGAACAGTTTGAATATGTCAGTATTGCCGTGAGGCTTTTGGTAGTTTTTTGGTCGGGTGCGCTCGTAACTTTAAATTATTTACCAAAAATTCCTGGCCTTACGAGTGGAGAGAAACAGGATATAACTTTCCCTGCGAGTTTGCTAGCGAGTTCGCTCGCAAGTTTCGGACTTGAGAAGAGTGCAAAGAAAAAAGGTGATGGAACATATTCTGTTAACTCAGAAGATAAGCCTATGAACAGAAAAGAAATAGAAGCATATTTAAAATCACAAGATGTAATCAGGGTTGACAATAGATTTACTTTGGTTCCACAAGGAACAGAAGTTAAACCTATCAAAATTGACCCAATTACAAATAAAGAAATTGGCCCTGACGGGAAACTAAAACTATGAAACGACTACTAATTCTTTTCCTACTAGCATCACCAGCTAACGCTGATATTCAGCATACGATTTCTAAATCATCTTCTCTTACTGTGGGAGCCGCAGCGACCCATGCAAAACGTGTTGGCACATCGTATTCTATTTCGGGCAGCGGAATTGACACAACGGATGGCACGACTGCTAACACAATTTCAGCAGGGACAGTAACTTCAGGCCTTTATGTTCCAGGTGCAATTGCCGTAACTCAAGACGTTCCAGGGGCAGCATTTAGTTTTAGTGCCTCGCTGACTACTGGCGATACTTTGCCTACTAGCGCAGTTACTACAGGAGCCACTCCTAATTTCTCAGACATTATCACCACGGCCTCAGGCACAGCGGGATCGCTTGGCTCAACTATTACTGATCAAGCTCTCACAATAACTGCGGGAGGGGCAAATACTGTTGCACTGGGACAAATAATTAATGAAATCAAAGTGGACTAAGATTGCGCTTCTATTTATTATTTTTGCCCCACAAGTTAGGGCAGAAAAGATAGTGCCAAATTTTCAGCAGGGAGTTTTAAATAATCACACTGAAACTAAAAGTGTTATAAATCGGGACTTGACTATTTACGAATTCAGGACAGGGTATAGCCTGACAGTTGGTGGGGTCAACGTCAAACCATCAACAACAAATATTGCACCTTCAGGGTTCGTTAAAACACCAGGAACAGTATCAGGAGTCGCTACTACTTACGTTATGCCAGATCTATCAACTAAGCCTCAGTACTCAATAGTTAGTGAAGGTGCATCCTTTAGTTACTATGAAACATTAGAAACACCAGGAATAAAAAGTATGACAAAAATAATTGAAGAACAAACCATAGAAAGTATTAGCGACTCGACGAGTACTTTTCAATGAAAAATATATATTTAGCTCTTTTATTTATTACTTTACCCGTTAAATCCTTCGCACAAAGTATTAATACTTCGAGTCAATCGACGGGCAGTGTGGTCAACCAAGCCGTGCAAATCGTGCCTTCTCGCCAGTTCCAATATCAACTGGGAGCAAATCAAGTTTGTCAGGGAGCAACATTAAATATATCGCCTTTCCTTAGTCATACCAATAGCTTTGGGTCACCCTATCAACCGTATTATTCTAGGCCAATCTATTCTACGAAAGATATAGAGGGTGCTTTTGATGCAGATAACAATCCAATTGGAGATGGCGAACCAGATGAACCCACAAAAATAATTAGAACAGAGTCAGTAAGAACAGGGATGCAAGAATCGAACACAAGTTTAAACGGCGGCATAACCGCTACATTCAGTATTCCATTATCTTTCAGATACCAGAAGCTTTGCAAGCTTGGGATGCAAAGACAAGTTGAATTATACGAGGCTTCTTTAGCATCAAAGCGGTTAAATTACGAAATGTCCAGATTAGCGAGTTGTGGAAAATACATTAAAGAGGGTATTATTTTTACTGGAGAAATGGCAAAGATATGTTCAGATGTGAAAGTAGTTTCGCCTCCTAATGTGAAACATACCCATGCTATTTCTTCCGATCTCTCTGTAACTTCCGACGCTCAAAAGTAGATAATACTTTTTGTTTTTTACCAATCATTTTTTTAACTTTAGCTATTAATTTTTTAAATATTGGCTTAAGAACTTTAGTTAATATGGGCGTGATTGTAGCGGCAGTTGTGGCTACGACTGTGATTCCAAATGTTGTTAATGCAACTGAGGCACTAGGAAGATACTTATCTGCAATATTAGTTGGCCCCCATATCTCAAGGCACTTATCCCCGACCAGCTCGAACCCGATTACCTTTTCTTTTGCCTTTGCATTTCTTATATCCCCCAACCGATACTGTTGATCTTTAGCTGGACATTCAATTTCTATGTCTCCTGTATCAGCTAAACCTGCATCTAAATCTGAATTATTATTCTTGTTTTTTTGTGGTTTTGTTTCGTCGTCAGGGGGTGTTGGGGTAGGAGGTTTTTTTAAAGTTTGCATTTTTACAGGGTTATATCTCATCGGTTCAAAGAACGGAAAGATAAAATCAAACCCTGGCTTTTCTACATTTAATTCTCTTGTTATCTGAGGAGTAGTAGGAAGACTATTTATTTTTGGTATCCCAACTTTCTCTACTTCTATCTTTTCAATCTTCACTTAGCAATCTACGAAGTCGCCACCTATCTCTTTCCCTAATTGGGCCGCCTTTTTGGTGGCTAATGCGCTGGCAATCCAGCCCACCAGAGGTATTCCAGACAAAGTACTTGCTGCTGGAGTGGCAGTAATTAACGAAGTTCCAACTATCTCTCCCTGAGACTCCGCGCTGCCTTTATTTTTTATGCACTGGAGATAGCTGGCTGCTAACTCTGCATCTCCTCCAGGTCGATGGGCAACATATTCTTTTCTTACATAGTCAGTCTTACCATTCCATTTCGTCTTCTCAGAAGAGAATAAAGTTGTCTTAGGTTGGTGCATATTATGTGTAACTACTACCTCTAAATCACCAGACTCAGAACGGTTGTATCGCAGTTGACTTGCCGAGTTCTCAGTCGTTTGGAGTCGAGCTAAATCGGGTATGCCGTCTTTATTTGCAGAGGACAACAAAGTTAAAGACATCAAGTTACTAGAAATCAGTCCTATTCCTAGTAGTCCAGGTAAAAAATATTCTTTCATTTAAGTAGTGCTGGCCCCGTGACGTTAGGCATTTTTATTTGATTTTGAATTACATCGACCATTTGATCCTGAAGAGTCAAAATCATATTATTCATAAATTCAACTCGTTTCATATACATTATTCCTCCTCCAGTTACAACCATTAAGGACATAACAAATGATGCTACTGACATAGCATTACAGATTTTTTGCAGCATTAATTCTACGGCCGTGTAGATATAGCCTAGCTCTTCTTATTAACTATGCAAATCAATTACTCAGTAACTTCCACCCACTCTTCTTTTGTATTATCCCAGTTATAGTTTTTGCCATCTGTAGGATACTGAACCCATTCACCATTTGAGTTTTTGTATTCATATATCGTTTGGTCGTCTTCTCCTTTCCCTGGGTAGCTATCAGGTACAACAAATTCACATATACTTTCATCAAAGGCCCAAGGATGATAATTATTCCATTCTGCGTATTTTGCGTCAATTTTTGCTTGTTTTTCTTCAGCCGTCATGTCTCTGACATGCCATACATCTTTTACTCTGTCTTCATCAGCAAAATATTTATACTCTAATCCGTTATGAGTAAACGCCATTGAGATGTCTTCTCCTATTAAGGGATCAAAGACTTCATAAGTTTTTAATACTGGTGGTGAAACTCTCTGAAATTTTTTATAGCCAAGTGGAGGTGAATCACTTGTCCAGTCATGGTCTGGAAAATTTGCTTTTAAATTAGATTCAAAACTTGGATGAATACCGTTGATAGGTGTATTAGAGCTATCAACTTTGATAAATAAACGATCCATTATTCGATACCTGTTCGAGTGGTAGGCCATTGCCTAACATTGCCTGGATAAAGAATTCGGACAAACCCTTTACCGCCCGTTCCACCGCCTGCACTACCGCCACCTGATCCAGCACCGCCACCACCAAAGTCGCCACCATTACCTACCACATTCATTCCACCAGAACCACCTGACGCTCCACCTGATCCACCACCACCACCACCACGAACAACATTAGCAGCAGCACCAGCACCACCTCTTCCATATCTACCTATTCCACCACCAGCACCCCCACCGTTTTGATAGTTTCCTGATTGCCCATGAGCACCCCCACCCCCACCGCCATAGCCTGACGCTGCGGCAGTCGGATAACTCCAAGTCTGATATGTTGAACAGGTTTCACAATCTCTATCGTTATATATTCCACCTTGTCCATTACCTCCTGAACCATGACCACCTCTTCCACCATAGCCAGCAGAACCGCCACCACCGCCTGAGTGCCAGTTACCACCTTCGCCTCCCGTCCCTTTACTACCAGCATCGCCGTTGACGTGATGAGGTGTTGTAGGTGTTTGACCAGACGTATGGAAATTCTGTGTATATGTGGTACTACCGTAACCGCCTCCAGTTGTCGTGTCACCCAGCATGCCACCAGAGGCATAACATCGGGCATGAGATCCGTCACTAGCGTCGTTGTGATTAGCAGCGTTAAACCATGAATGGCCTCCTTGACTATGACTAGATCCCCCTGCTCCACAAACAAGGCTGTAACTTTGACCAGGAACTACAGTGAAATCATTACGCCAAGCACTTCCACCGCCTGCACCACCTTTGCCATATCTACCCACCTGAGCATAGCCACCACCGCCACCACCGCCACTTAAAACCATTACAGAAATAGTTTCAGTGTTAGCAGGAGCCGTCCATGTGTAACTTCCTGGTGTTGTGTATTCGTCTTGTCCAACATCGGCTGGTGGCTTTCCACCAGAACCCATTAATATTTGTTGAATACCAGACATCAGCTTAGACCTCCACCACTTATGTAGGCGACTGTTGAGCTAACCCAATACAGCGTACACATTCCCCTTGTGGCAAGCGTTCTAGTCCCAGTGGAACCACTACCATCGCATAGGTAAAGAGTGCAACCTGATTGAGTAATAGAAGCGTCACTACCACTCGTATTAATTAATGAAAGAGTATTTCCTGCTGTCCAACCACCACCGACAATAGGTGTAGTACCACTAATACCCATACATCTACCTTTTAAACTAGAGCCATGATTCATACTAGTATTACTACCGCCCCAATAAACATCTTTGACATCCCACTGAACACCGCCGATTTTCTGAGTTAATATATCTGCGTTTAAAGTTCCTGTCGCTGAATCAAAAGTTAATTTAGCATTAGTTTTTGGAGGTAAAGCACCAGTAGCAGCAGTTGTAAATACAACATTGCAAGTAGTATCTGTAGTTTCGTCTGTAACTGGAATAGTTAAAGGAGACGCATCTTGCCATGAACAAGTGCCATCACCATCTTCTCTTAGGAATTTAGTACCACCTGATTCACCAGTTGATTTAACTGTTGTACCTTCTTTTGCATCAACATAAGCCTTGACAGATTGTTGACTTGGAACAGCAGTGGCACTATCAGTTGCCATGTTGTCTTCATCAATCAATGTCAAAGAGACATCAGAAGCCCATCCAAGATTTCCCGATCCGTCTGATTTTAAAAACTGTGTACCTGTTGAATCGGTTGCTGGTAGCGTCCAAACAACATTTGTCGTAACAGTGGTAGGTGATTTAAAAGCGCAATAATGACTTGCATCACTATCGGCAAAACGTACTTCACCATTAAATAATGGATTCGTTGACGGCGGTATCAACGAAATATTGACATCAGTATCCCCTGAACCTATGTCGTAAGTCAGGGTATTACTTTTTAATTTCCCATAAGGAGCCATGATTAGAAAATAATAAGGACTTGGTTGTTTGGAACGGCGATAGACACCGAACTATTCAGTGCTATCGGCCCAACAGCCATAGCATTTTTATTTGCACTTAACTCGTATGAACTTGTAGCCGTAGTTTCATTTTCAATTACCCAAGCATCTATACCTCCACCTGTTGCACCACTACCACCAGAACTATTATTTGACTGAATAGACCCACCCATGTACGCATGGTTTTGGCATTGATAATGCAAATAACTTTCAGTGTTATCACTAATGGAAATTGTTGTTAAAGCACCAGTGCTTCCTGGGGTTCCGACCGAGGAGATACCAACAGAATAAGCACCTCCTGATTTGTCTCGATATTTATAAAACGCTATTGGATGCCCTGCATTACTAGCGTCTTGTTGATCAAAAACATACGCATTGCCAGGAATTAATTCTAGATGTGGGCTTTCTATTCCTCCAATTGTGTATCCAAGAGTAGAGCCATTTCCTTGCTCTTTATGTGCAGAAGTCTTTGTAACTACTTTGACTATAAAAGTTTTATGAGTTGGAATATGTTTTCCATAAACACCTAAATATCTATCTTCAGAATCATTAGAAAAATAAGATAAATAATTCCAAGTAGTCCCTGCTGAAGTGTATTTAAGTCTTACTGTTAAGCCTACGTCACCAGTAAAACCATTAGGCAACGACGCTAACGGGGTGAACGACTCAATTCCTGTACTATTCCCAATTTCTATATAATCACCATCACTAGGACTAGCTGGTATAGCTGCAACATTAGTAACAGGAGAAAAGATAACAGCATTTGCTACTGCTGCTTGGGCCGTACCTGCGGCGGCTGAAGCTGCATTTGCTGTGTTGTTGGCGAGTTCTGCTGTTGTGACGGCATAACCAACACCTTTAGGATCAGTTGATGGGTTTGTATTGTTACCCGTTAACGTCCAAGTATTTCCATTATTTGAAGTCGTAGCAACAAGTCTGTCGCTGGCTAATTTTGCTGCATCAGCAGAAGTTTTAGCATTATCGGCTGTTGTAATTCCATAAGCTAAACCTTGTGGATTACTGCCAATACCATCACCTGTTGGGTTTGTACCGTCATGCAAATATGTATTAACTCGACTAAGTGATGTAGTGGCTTTTCCATCTGCGGTATTGGCTAAAGTATCTGCTGCTGTTGCGGTGTCAACTGCATATTTAACACCTTGAGGATTTCCCCCAATCCCATCTCCCTGTAAATTTGTTCCATCGTGAACGTAAGTATCAACGGCTGTCTTCGCTGTATTTGCTGTTGCTATTCCAAAAGCCAATCCTTGAGGATTTCCCCCAATACCATCTCCTTTTACGCTAGTTCCATCGTGGACATAATTATCTGTTGCAGTTTTGGCAGCAGCAGCTTGATCAACTGCATATTTAACACCTTGAGGATTTGAACCAACACCATCTCCTTGTAGGCTTGTTCCGTCATGGACGTAAGTATCTGTCGCAGTCTTAGCAGCATCAGCAGCCACCTTTGCGTCACCTGATTGAGTGATAGTAAAAGCAAGACCTACTGGATTACCACCAATACCATCACCTTTTACAGTTGTTCCATCGTGGACGTAAGTATCAGTAGCTAGTTTGGCTGCATCGGCTGTGTTTGTAGCAGTAGTCGCGGTTTGAGTCGCCGTATTACTCGCAGTCGTAGCAGCAATAGCTTTAGCCGCTCCTAAAGCATTTAGATCTGCTTGCTCTTGAACAATGTATAAGTTCTGTAAATCTGAATTATTTAACGCCTCCGCAGTTAAATTTGATCCATCATTCCAAGGAGACAACTGTGCATCTTTTGGTGTCTGCCTTTGAATCGTTAACTCTTCTCCAGCAGCAAGACCAGTAGTAAGAGTTATCTGCGTTGCACTTGTAAATGTATAATCTGTTCCGTCGCTTAAAGTTGAAGTCTGGGTTTCTGCTAATAGATCTCTTCCCTTATAAACCTTGACATGAGACTTCAATAAATAATTAGAACTAAAGGGCAGAGTGAAAACAGTCTGCCCAGTATTCGTAACTTGCGTATAGGTATCAGCCATCTTGCGGGACTCTTACGAGGACGTAGCCTTTATTGTAAGGCTTAATCGGAATTTGCAAAGAATCACTTTATTCCTGAAAGAATCTTTGCTGCTGCACTTGAATCGTCAGTCCTCTTCTGCTGGCGTGTTGCACTATATAAATCACGGCGTTCTCTCCATTTCACAGCAGAACCCTCTTCGCTTAGATTTAATTGATTAACAGTTAATTGACCATAATAATTTTTAAGTTCTTGCATTAAGACGTAGGGCAGCTCCTTCTGTACTTCCTTTATTTCTTTATTAACAATTTCCTGAACCGTAGTTGTTGATTTGTTTTTCTTAAGTGCAATGTATTTAGGATCATTCATCAATGATCTAAACGCTTCAATAGGAGTTTTACCCTCTACATGTTTAGCTAAAATGGTAGACATATCAATTGTCGATTTCTTCTCTTTAACTGATACTGCCTGTCCAGCTAACGGCCCTGACTTAATAATCTTAGTTTGAGTAGTATCAGGACTAATAACTATTTTCTTTTTAATATTTAAAAAAGCAGTTTCTTTGTTACCTACAGTTGAACCATAAGTCTGGTTATATAACTGCTGTAAATCATCACTCATTGGCACTCCTTCTAACGTCTTAGTCATTAACGGCCCTGGAGGATTTAACAAATTTAAATGATTTAATTCTGCATAAACTTTGTCATTAGGATGTTCTCTTGGGAAGAACCTATGTTGCATATAACGACCTAAATTTTCACCCCAAGATAATCTTATCTTTGTGCCTAACCAATCCTTCTCTTTAAACTTACCACCGAAGAAAGGACTGCCTGGAAGAAGGTTATAAGCTATTTCATTTCTTACATATCTCTCTGTCTTTTCTAAGAAGCCAGGTTCAAATAAATCTGTTTCTTCTGCGGTCATAGGTCTTTCTGTGTAGACCTGACTTTGTTTTGCATTGAATAATCTTGCTGTTTCTCTAATAGGGCCAGATCCACCCATTTGGCCTCCTATTATCCACCCTGTATATCGTGACATTTTCTCACCAAAGCCAGCAGCAGTCTCAGGGAAAATAACTTCAAACAATTGTTTTACATTTCCAAGTGATGTCTTCCTTGAAATACTTCCAAATGTAGTCATAGCAATTGCATCTAATAAATTATATTTATCACGATCAGTTATCAAAGCGTGTTGTGCAGCAAAGCGAAAATCTTCTAATAAAAAGAGTGAACTAATAACTGGAATACCACCTATTAAAGGTACGCCACCAATTGAATTTGGCTTTAATCCTTTTGCTTCTAATTCCCTTAACCACTCAGCTCTTTCTTTAAACATATATTCAGGAGGGCCATTGCCAACAATTAATTCATTGGCACTTAACATCCCATATATTGCCATTACATGACCAGTCATAATTGCATTTGATTTAGCTCTTCTTTGTTCGGCTGGATTTAATTTTTCATAATTAATAGCATCTCTTATCGCTCCAAATGGAGTCCAAGACCAGTCCATGCTTTCACCCATAAATGGTGCTTGCATGTAAGGAAAACCTAAATCAGCAACCCAGCTTTCTCTCTTTAAATTCATCATCGTGTTATACGCTTTCTTCCCAGGATTTTGATCACTAGGTTTATTTTGGAAGCGTAATTCTTCACTAAAACGAGCAGCGTCTTGAGCCTCCGCAGCTCCCATGAATGGAGCCCCGTAAGTGTTAGCTACAAACTCTTCTCTAATTGCATCTTCTATCTCTACATCACCCATCATCTCTGGTGGTAAACCATTATCTTTTCGGTACTGTTTAACCATATCTTCTGTTACTTGATTGCTATAAAAATTATTTTTCATCTCAGTATTTATCCAATCATCTATTTTCTGCTGACTTAAATTTCCATCGGCATCGGTTAAACCAAGTTGAACACCTGATTTCCTTGCTTTCATTTCAAGGTCAAATCTGACCGAGTAATTATGAAAGAAGAATCCAGCAACATTATCTACAGCAGATAAAGCATTAAGAGCTGGACGAAGAGCAGCGGGATTTCCAGACTTTTCATACATCCATATTTTTAAAGCTGCTGAACTACTGCCTGTGTAATGCAAAGGATTTAATAACTGTTTTATTCTTCCTTTCTTAGTTCTTGGTTTGTAGTCTCTTTGCTCTTTTAGTTTTATTAGCTGTAAATCTGTTGGCTCATGATATTTACCATAGTGATCCGCAGCTCCAGAAAAGTGCATTGATTTATTACTCCAAGCATCCATGAAAACTTCTTTCCATGAATCTCTTAATTGTCTTATAGCCTTACCATATCCAGCAAAATGGGCTTCAAACACATCTCGATAAGGTTTCATATCCTTAGTTCCCCAAGGAATATATGCAGCCTCTTCGTACATCTTTCGAGCTGGGCCGAAGATTGCTAAAACAGCATTAGAATTAACATTTAATAATTGAGTTCTTAAATTAAATAATTGCCAATCTTTCGCCACTAAATTCCTAGTTCTCATCCTCTTGTCTTGCCAAGTTTTTGGATCGTAATGTTTGAAATAATCAACACCTTTAATCCTTATATCTCCCAGAGCCATCTCCATTTGAATAAGAGCTTCTTTTCTATTTGACTTAAATAAATCAGCCGCAGCTAGAACTCTTGCTATTGGAGATTCTTCACTAAAGTCTTCAGGATTCATATCCCATGCAGACTGAACATTTGGAGCATCAATTGAATCGTCTATATTTTCCACAGCTCCTTTAGAAATAAGATCAAGATCTAAATCTTCGGCTCCTCTGCCTTGCATGGCTTTACCCATGTTTGACCATGTATTTCTAATCTGGTCATATTGTCTTTCCGAAGCTAAAGAAACCTTATAAAGATAAAAAGAATCTTCCTTTAACTTATTTGGAACTTCTTGAGGTATTTCATTCCTCTGCATAAAATCAAATGTCTCGCTGATTTTATTAATCAACTCTCTATGACTTACTTGATAAACAGCTCTTACTCTTAAAAGCTTTTCAACAGCTCCATTAAACGAAGCCGAATCTCTTTCTAAAATAGATAAGACATTTTCTTTAGAGATGTCATTCCCTAATGTCTCTGAAACTTCCTGAGCTGTTTCTTTAAGATCTGTATTTAAAAATTTCCATTCATTTGGCTGCAATCGTTGTCCACTCTTTAATAGAGTTTTACTCAACAGACCACGATCTTCAGCAACAGATCTTGGATTAGTTCTTAATAACTGAACATAATTAGTTGGTTGACCTTGAGGAATACTGACACCAACATCTTTTGCATTATCTATATTTCTTCCTATCTCTCCACTCTTTTCAATCTCTTGCATATCATCAGCAAATTTTCCAGAAAAATCTTCTCTAAGAACATCATCTGGAGGTAAGTTTGATTGCTGAATACCTCTAATCCTTGCTAGGTCAGCGTCATTTTGTGCCTTCTCACGAATAAGGCGTTGACGTTCTTGGAATAATTCGTCGCAACTAGACATTAGGTACAGCCTCCTTTGTAGAACTTGGAATTGTTACTGCCCAGCAAGTCGTCATAGGCAAGCTTCTTAGCTTCTAGAAACTTGAAAACTTGCATAGTTAACTCAGGCATTTCTGCATTAATAGCTGCATCAATTCGAGGGACTAATCCCTGCAATTGTTTAGGTGTTAGCTTTTTCATTAATCCTTTTCTTGCAATCGTTCCATTCGCTGCTAACTCAAAGACATCAACAAAAGAAGGATCTTTCTTTCTAATGATGTTTATTTTTCTTCTTAATGCAGATAAGAACATTTTTATTCTTTCAAATGAAGATTTGATAGGCCCAGCCTTTAATTTGATCTTGCGATTAGCAAACCAAACACCAAATGCTTCGGCTTGTATTTCAAATGGAGACATACCCTCTTTATAATTTCCACCGCCTTTCTTGATAATCTCTACCATATCTGCTAAACCTTTCTCAGAGAGAAGTGCTTCCTGATACTTAGTAGCACCTAAGAAATCCAACCATTTTTGAACAGTGTGAAATGATTCGTGTGCAGCATCAATTCCAAGCCATCTTGGCGAAACTCCGTCGAGTGCTGACAATCCTCCAAGGCGATGGCCTAGATTTGGATGAAGCGCAAGAAGGATCATCGACTTGTGAACGTTTCCAGTCTGATCTCCGTAAAACAAACCTGAGGTTTGACCAGCAGCAGTTTTCGTTAAAGGATCATCAGGATTCCTAGCCATGAAGGTTGCATGATGTGGCCTCCACTCAGCAACGGAGCCAATTGTGGCATCAAGACCAAATAATTTTATTGACTCTATTTCGTTTAAATAACCAAGTTGCTCTGGTAAAAGACCAGATATTTTGTAAGCATCCTTAAGTGCTTCCTTCGCTTCGTCTGCAAGAACTTGTGATTGTTGAATCCTTCCTATTAAAGAGTTTTCAATCTCTGCCCCATAATTCATTAAATGTTGATTCTTAGTTATTTTTTCCCCTGCCTGAATCTCCATTAATTGTTGTCTTACTAAACGCTCGTTATATTCTCCACCTGTGAAATCTGTATCACGGCCAAAGCTGCTTTGCTGTATGCCACCACCACCTTCAGCAGCTTTTCTTGCAGCAGTTTGTTGATTGAAGTATTGCCTAGTTACCCATCTTCCGTCATATCCTCTTATCTTTCTTGGATCATCTGGATGAGGTGTCCCTGGCTCTATCTTTTTCCGTCCACGTTTAGCCGCAGGGGAAGCATCCATTCTGTTTTGCTGGTCTATTATTTCTTCTTGTGTTCTTGTTTTCTTAGGTAAGATCTCACCTTCAGCTTTCTTCTGTTCATAAGTTTTACTTTCGTAATCGCTAACTCTTCTTTCTGCAATCTTTTGATCTGCTTCTCTTGCAGCGTCTAGCTTTCCATTCTCTTCAATTAATCGAACTTCATTGTCTAATGCTTCAATAACATCATCAGTAACTTTTCCATTTAATAAATCATCTACTACTTTTTCAGAATTAAAATTACCTGGCTCTGGTGTCTTGGGAAGTGTTGTTGATGGTGGTCTTGCTTCTCCATTATCTAGAGCTTTCTTTGTGATTCCATTTAATAGCTCTTGTCTATCTCTTCTTGCTTGATTTAATACAAATCTCGACCCTGGAACTTGTTCAGTTACATTTAAACGTCTACCACTTAGGCTCGTTGTTACTCTTGCAAAATCTCTTAAAGCTCTTTGAACTCCTTCTTCTACCGTAACTCTTGCAACATTTAAAACATTTAAAACATCTCCCGCTGTATCAAGACCGCCTTTCCACTCGGAACCAATAGCCTTATCAATTGAATTTACTAATCTTTGATAAGCCAACATGTCATCTTTCTCAAACCCTCTTGTATCAACTCTTTCTATAGGTGCTTCACCTTCAACTTTTTCAGCCTTTAAACTTTCATTAATTCTCCTAACATTCGACATTGCCTCTTCATAAACATCAGGAGTTCTCTGAATAACTAATCCATCATTTGCCTGTAAATCTTTTAAAGCTTTAGCAATATCTATACGATCAATTGTTACCCAAGGATCACCTTTAGCTTTACCAGTTAACTTTTTAATTCTCGCTAAAATCTTCTTATCTTCTAATAATTTACCTAATTGTTCTTTATTTAAATCATCTACCATTTCTAATTCAAATTCTAAACCTTCTTCACTTTCTTCTACTAAATTATATCTTTCAGTTGATGGAAACTCTTTTTCAGGAATAGGACGACTTAAGACCTCATCGGTAACTGTGACAACAGGCTCACCTGCCTCAACCCTTGTTTCAATTTCAATTAATTCTGCGGTACTACCTGTATCTAAAGCTTCCTCTAAAGCATCTGACTCAACAGCATTTTCAGGCTTTATATACTTATCTTTTAAAGATTGTTCTGCTCCTTCTGCTGTTGGTTTTGTTTCTTCAAAAGATAAAGTTCCTTGCTTATATCCTCCATCAGTAGTTTCTTCAATTAGACCACTCTTAACTTGATTGTTTCTTATCTCAGTTCTACGGTTAAATATATCTTTAGAACGAATAGCACGATAAGTATTTTGGAAATTACCCTCTATCCAATCGTATGCTTTATTCGTAATAATATCTGCTTTTTCATAAATATTTTTCCCCGCTGCTAATGGGCCTTCAATATCAGGTTCCCACTTTTCAAATCCTGTCTTTGCATCTTTAACACCTTGCTTTAAAGGAAGATAATTTAATAGCCCTGCAAAAGCTGTACTTGCTGCAAGGTTGGGAAGAAAAGCTCTTTCGGCAGACTCCCACTTTGTTAACCCTGGAGTAATTGCTGGATCTTTAATCCCTGCCCAAGACAAAAATGAAGCAGCACTTCCACCTTCATTTCGATCTAACCAAGTTGAAGGAACTTCGTCTAAAGCATTAACAATAGAAAGACGACTAAATGCACCCATTAAAGTTTTAGCTTTTGCAGGGTTTAAATTTGCAGCAGCTCTAGTCAGCCAAGGAGCAGAAGCAGCAAGCGTTTGGTTTGCCGCAACAGCATTACCAATTCCTAATGTTCCAACTGCCAACCAGACATTAAGCATGAGACTTGATCTTGCCTCCATACCTTGAACTTCTTCTGTTGTCCATTCCGCTGGATCTTTAAATCCATGCGTTTTATATAAATTTCTTTGTGCTTCGTCTGTCCAACTACTAAACCATTTGTCTGTATAGCTACCTTCTCCCCAGTCACCAATATTTTGCAATGCCCCTGTTATTGCATCACCTGTTCCTAAATAAGCAGTATTAGCCCAATCCTTTGGAAGTACAGCTCTTGTTGCCCAATAGGGAACTCTTGCTGCAAACTTCCCTGGACTATCAATTCTTGTTAGCTCATGCTTGAAACCTCTAGTAATTCCTTCGGTGTAATAGTTAGTTAAACCTTCTACAACATTTAATTTTTCTTTTTCTACCTTCTCAAATGTATTGAGGAGATGACCCATTTGACGCTGGTCATAATCTGGGGCAAGAATCCACCAAGCTAACTTGTCATACCAAGGAGATTTCTTTAGATAAGTATCTTCCTTTTCATTCCAAGGTTGTTTTAAATCAACGCCTGCCTCTGGGTGTAAACCAGCATTAGTAAGTTGCTCTCTTTTTTTATCGTACTTATTTGATATTTCATCTAATCTTGTCTGCTCATCATCTTTTTTCTCAATTACTTGAGGCTGAACAGCATTAGTCTCAGCTCCTATGTTCTCATCTTCATCATCATCTTCAAGTAGATCGACGTTTAATGGTGTAGTTGTCATGGGTTAGACCTCCAAAGAAAAATAAACATAAGAATTAACCAATAGATCGGGTGTTCCCAACTTCAGGATTGAACCGTTGCCATTTATCCATTGGGGTTTCCTTCTTGTTAGGTGGCTCTCCAAAACGAATTAAGTCGAACTGAGTCCATCTAGCTCCTGGTATTGGGTTTCTGTTGTCAAAAATCCCAGGAGCAGAAGCAATTGAATTACCCGTGAAAATATTGTTCAGAACATTGCTCGCTGAAGCCAATGCCCCAGGAAGAGCAACAGCAGTTAAAGAACCATCAATCAAACCTTTAGCTTGATTACCTTCATTCAAAAGTTGTAGACGTTCTTCGGCAGATGGAGTCCAATCAAATGGCTTTCCATTTAACTTTTCCCAAAGATCTATATTTTGTAGAAGTAATTTCGCTGGATTAATACCATTTTGATTTGCTCCTCTTAATAAATTCAAAGGTAATTCAGATCCTTTCTTCACTCTTTCCCAAATCTTTTTGGTTTCATCTGCTGAATAAATTGGTACTGTCTCCCATTGCTGCAATCTTTCTTTTGAAACTGGCATTGAAGCCTTGAAATAAATTCGATCTACTGGAACATTGACTTGTTTCTTTTCCTTATTATCTCCTCCTTCGTTTACATTTATTTTCTCCTGTGGTTTTTCTTTCACAACAGGATTACCAAGATGAGCCTTAAATAAATCTGATCCTATATATGTGTCAATAGCATCATTAATTGCTTCATTTTGTTGATCAATACTTAATTCATCTAACCCTAAATCAACTGCCTTCTTCCTTATAGCAATCATTGATTTTTCATATAAAGCTTGAGCTATTTTTGCTTCTGCTGTTGTTTTATCTAACTCTCCAAAAGCCATGAAATCAATAATATCAAATTCTTCATTTTTCATTTCAGCTCTAAATATCCCTGTACTCATATCACCAGGGAAGTTAGCTTCTAATATTGCTTCCAATCTAAGTTTTAAAGTGTTATTTAGATTTGGTTTGTCGATACTTCTTTCTGCTGAAGATAATTTCTTAGTCCTTATTTTTTGATAACGATCTATTAATTGTTGTCTTTTTTCTGTAGCTCTACTTGGAACACTTTCCATCTTCTCCCAAAACAATTTTCTTTCTTCTAATGAGTCATAGTCATTCCCAATCAACATTTCTTGTCTTGTAAAAAACTTATCCCAACTAACAGTGTCAACCGATCCTTCTATCTTTTTATCAATAGCATCATTCCAGTTATTGATATATTCTAACTTCTTAGTAAAAGCAAGCCCTTTGAAATTTTCATCATCAAGTGCTTTTTTTTCTAACTCCTTTAAAGCTTTTGGATTATCTCTATTCTGATAAAATAACTTAGCATAAGTCTCTTCAAATGAAGCACTAAAATTCTTTTGACCTTTGTTATATTCTTTATAAGCAACAGAAGCAACTGAATCAGTATCTACATATAATCTAGGGCCATAAACATCTCCAATTGATAATACTTTTCCATCATCTCCAAGTATTCCTGAAGGCATCCTATTTAATTGTTCTAATAAAGTTTGTGCCTTTGTATTTGCACCAGTAACAGATTCCCATTGTAATTTCTTTCCTAATCTAATAATTGCATCCTCAGTCATTGCAGATGCTTCACCATTCAGCCCTGAAGTCGAAGCAGCTTCAGCTAAATATCCTGCAACTTGTTTATATTTATCCTCTTCACTAGCATCACTTTCCATGATTGCTTCTAATCCATCTGCTGTTTGTATTTCTTTTACATGCTTCTTATATTTAACATTTGCACTAAATTGTTTATTTTGTAATTGCTCCCACTCTTTATTAATTTTAGGTAAAACTTTATCAATAAAACCTGGAGAATATTCATCTAATCCATAAACATTTGCAAGGTCATTTGTTACCTTTGCTTTTAATTGGTTTATAGCTGGATCACCTGGATCTAATTTAGATAATTCTGTTCCATTCTCTAACCATGCTTTGTTAAATGCTTGCGGTACTAATGTTGCTGTAATTGCACTTGCTTGATTTAACATCCCTGCCTTTCGGTAAGGATTTAATTCATCCATTAATACTCCAGCCGCTTCATTATTTCGATGAACAACTCTATTGTCTGCTGCATAGTTCTTTTCACCTTGAACCATTGCATTGTTATTTCCTCTATTAGCCTTTAATAATTCTTGCTGTCCTTTTTGATATTGATTTGAAGCATAAAGTTCTAACCCTGCATCAACAACAGGAACTAATAATTTAACTGCCTCTGATAATTCCTGAAGACTGTTATAGCCTTTTACATTAGAGACATTCCCTCTCTGAACAATTTGTACTCCAGATGCACTTGGAAGCATTGAAGGCTTCGCCGGAGCTGCGGGATTAACAGCCTGTTTTCTGAAAAAACTTGAGACAGGTTTGGCAGATGGTTGAATCTGACTTAGCGATAAACGATCATTAGCCATTAGCCATTACCTCCACCAGTACCAGAAGACGTGTACTTACTCATGGTTCCGTAGGTGTTGATGCCGGTTCCTACAGCTCCAATAGCTGAACTTAAGAATGCCGCAGTAGCACTCGGAGCCCCGCCCACCATTGATGGAGGTACAGCACCAACCATTGTTGGTAATGGTGCAAACGGACGTAATGGATCTTGGTACTCTTGCATTTGATAAAACTGCTGAGAATTGAACTTTTCTAAATATCCAGCTATCGCCCCTGCTTGTTCTCTCGAAAGTTGTCGATCTCTAAATCCCTTATTAATTGCCATAATCGTTGATTGATTTCCTAACTGCATTTGATAGTCGTTCTGTATTCGATCAACCATTCCTGTATCTCCAGCCATCGCACTAGCAGCCATCCTTAATGCTTGTGTCTTGTAATGAAACATCGACATCGCATCAGACATCGCTTGCTCTGCATTAGCAGCATTTAACGAATCGCTTTGTCGAACATAATCAACACCAGCAGAAGTCCTCGTATCTGCAACAACATCTGCTTGAGCTATTGCTTTTGATAACTCGAAATTTCTTAAACTTGCAACGTAGTTATTTTGCTGACCCCAATTAACTTGATCTTGGAAATACTTATATTTTTTATTTAAGTTAGAAGTCTTTGCTTGTAGCGAAGCATTCCAAGCAGAATATTCATCTGAAGCAGCTTTATAAGCAACCTGATTTGCATGTTCTTGTCTCTTAGCTCCATAGCCCAACATTCCTTGGAAGAACTGAAGCCCTCCTGTCAATAAAGCTCCACCCGCAGGGGTTAAAGCACCACCAGCTAAAAGAGCAACCATTTAAGCTTTCCTCCAAAAATGACAGAACATTTTTTCCGCGACCCCGTAAGGTTCTGGCTCCCCAATATTAAAGCCCAAATGTTTTAACCAACGAATTGATTCTTTATTTTCTGAATAAACATAATTTTCAATCATTCCACCAGCTCTATCAATGCAATACTCTACCCATTCTCGCCCATGAATACATAATTGCCATCTATGATTTTTTGTTGCCGTTAATTTATCAGTTCCTAGTAACCAAATGTAGTTTTGCGTCAGCCCCGTAATACCAACCGGATCTCCATCATCTCCTTCAATTGCTTGAATTACTTGACTATCTCTATAACTTCTCAGACAAGCTTCAACTGGAGACAAACCATGACTAAATAAGACTTCATTCTTATCCTGTTCTCTTAAGTTTTCTCCGATGACGTACATATCACCAGGCTCCGCTTTTATCCATCTCATCTGATTGCCGCCGCTTTTCCAGTTACCAATGCAACCCACTCACAAGTAGAAAACTTACAAGGATGAGGAGTATCGTTTTGAATCTCCACCATGCACCTTTCACCTCTACTCATAATTGGAATGTTGAATACTCCTTCAAAAAATCGTTCGTCATCTTGCGTCCATCCACTAGGTAAAGCACTTCCTAATGCTGAATTTCTAGAACCTAAAACTGTTCCATCAAACTTATAAATTCCTGTATCTCTTCCCTCTGGAAGAACATGAACTTCAAAATAATGTGATTCGTGATAACGAAGTTTTGCGTGTCTTACTTGAGTTCTTTCAACATTTGCTGCTGCTTTTCCTCCTCCTATTTCCTTATAAAGTTTAAAACGAGTAAAACGGTATCTAAAGGTATAAGACTCTCCAAAATAAATCGGAGAACTACTCCAATTACCATCAGCAACAATTGTCGTCCCAGACGTTGCTGAACCGAGCAATACACCACCGTTTGTGCTTGTGCCGAATCCACTCCACGCTTCTGTTTTTGCCGCGATTGTATAAGGCAATGTCCAAGTCGTCTTCTTTGTATTTGCGTCATAACTACCCGCTGAAACTCTCATTGAGGTTGGGGTTTCAGTGGTAGTTGAGATACGCCGATCCAATAGAAGAGGATATGGAGAGCCAGCTTGAGGCTCTTGCATCCGATCCATGACCGAAATCTTTTCTAAATAAACCTTTGTTCCATATCTCACTAAGCAATAAAGCGTTTCCCTTACTGCAAGTACCTGAAGCACTTCATCGGCTCCTGAAAGCTCCCAATGACTCCAACTAGATTGAGCCCTTTGCGTTCCTTCTCCTGAATTACGGAAAAAGAACTTATAAACATAAATACGATTTTGATGACCAGTCTTCCCACTTATTCCAAACATCACATTGCTTGTATCATTCACAGTCAGTTTGAACATCTGACTTGGGATATAAGCCGACACATAACCAGTTAAATCTGCTGCATCTGCTGTCAAAGCAGTACCAGCTCCACGAACACTAAATTCTCTAAACTGTGACCAATCCCCATTAGATTGGGTAAAGATAATACCTCCACCAGCTAATTGTGGTCTGACTTCTACATCAACTTCAAATTGAGTTAAAACTGTTATTTGTGCAGTTTTAGGAGTTAATATTGTTTCAGCAGCGTTAAATCTAAATTGATATTGTGAGCTAAATAATATTAATTCATCTTGATAAGGTACGGCATATTTAAGAATAGAAACTTTGTTATTACTTGCTACAACATCAATCGGATCAGTATCTAAAATTGTCGTGACTGTCTCAGGGAAAAACTCAAAAAACGCACGAACACGACTCAAAATGACGTTTTCATCGGACAAGAATCCAAGTCTATTTTTATAGATAAAGATGTCATTAATAGGAAAACCAATAAAGCTCGGATCTGGAGCTGTGTTGTAATCACCAGCTATTCGATTGCCCCACTTGGGCATCTCTGTACCTGATTGAGTGCTTGCATCAGCAGGCCCAAAATAAAATTGACTATTAGATAATCTCACCAAAATATGAGGCATTTTATCTTCATCGACCTCGTACTCAACACCTGGACTAACTGTTTCTACCCACGCACCTTCTCCGAAATTTCCACTCTTAGGTTGGAACTCAACGTAATAACCATCAAAATCGTTCCCTGGATCTCCAATAATCGAAATTTGATACCCAATCGGTGCAATTGTTGGAAGCTCGGTAAATGCTTGAACATCATTCAAGAAAATTGCAATATCTTGGTTTGCTTTTGCGTCAGTAGCAGACAAAGTAATTGCACTTGAAGATGTCAAATGCAAAACAGAACCACTTCGAGTAATTGTTACTCCACTTGCAGAAATATTTGTTCTTAAATTTTCAGCAATATCTTCTGAACTAATTCTATTTTCTGTAACTGATCCACCACTAGAAATAACAGCAGCAACAGGAGTGTCAACTTGAGCTGAACTTCCATTAACTGTTAATTTGTAACGGTTTCCATAAGAAGCTCCTTTGATCCATACCAATGCTTCATGTGCCGTAGGTCTTGCAGTAGCCGGAGCTGTCGCAGTTTTCATTGCTGGAATCTGCTTCGTATTCGTTATGAAGGTGTAATCAGCAATCGTTACAGCTCTTATATGCTGCCTCGCATCAGTAACACTTGATAGATAACTAACGCCACTAGGCTTATTAACAGTTATGGCGTTCCCTTCAAGGTCGTAAACCTTTACGTCATTGTTGCTTATTACTGCAAGATATTCTTCAGTATTATCCCTAAGAATACTATGGATGAAACAGTCTCCAAAACTGGTGCTAGAGACTTCTGCCAAGACTTCGCTGGAATCTCTTTTTCGTAAACCTTCGACAATTGACGACATTCCATTGATTTGTATTTCTCCTTGTGATGGATCTCTTTGAGCGTCAGGTTGCTGCGAAACACCTTGAGATAGGTTTGGTATTGAATAAGAACGTAAAGCCATTAGAGTCTGATTCCAGTAGTAATACGGCGAGTGCTAAGTCCCGAAGCAGGGGCATAAGTTGGGAACGGCAAGTGATTCCTTCCTCCTGTTAATAAATTCGCTTGCTCCTGTTCTTGTTCCATTCGCTCTAATACAACTTGAGCTGCTTTCTCGTCTTCTTGCGTATATCTAAATGATGCACTATCTCCTAAAACTCTTTGTGCAAAAACTCTTGCTGATCTAATTGTTATCCAACGATTAAATGCTTCTGGACATTCATCCCATGACATGCCAAAAATGACATCACATAAAATGTCATCAATCGTTGTCTCTAAAATATAAGTTCGATATTCCGTGTCATATAACCTTGTTCCTCGATGCTGGTAACGACCTGCATAAAGATATGGATCTAACGAAAGTTTTAAAACATTAGTTGGTATTTTCACTTCACCACTTGAATCTTTAGAGAATGGATAATCTCTTTCTGTGTTCCAGCTCCAACCTTTAATTTGCCCCTCTTTATGAAATTCAAGTAATGTTCTTTCAGCAATTCTCGCATCACTAATCTGCTGATTTTCTAAGGTGTTAACAGGTTGCTCGCCTATATTCTCAAGCAAAATATTTACTGCATCTAGCAGTCCACTTCTACCTGGGGTAACTGACTGATTTGCTAATCCCATTACTCATCTACAAGGGCGTTGCATACATTGTATTAGTAAGCAAAAAAAAGAGCCAGCTTTCGCTGGCCCCTGCTTTGCAATCTCTCGTATTTAGCTTACTAAGGAATAACAATTTTACAAGCTGACTCAGCTCGTAGAACTCCCATACCTAGTGCTTGTCTTGCGACCATAAGATCTGCTTGGTGAACAACTCTCCACTCTTCACCTGTTAACTGAAGTGCTGGAGATAGTAGTGAAACAACACCAACAGCTTCCTTGTTAAAGATTAGACCCTTACACTTACTCAAGTTCTGAGCGTAATCTCCATTGTGATCACCCGCTACAAGCGTGTAAGCACTTTGAGTTACGTGATTAGAGCTAAGAATAGGAATCCCAGCAACACGCAATGTGCGGCCATCTGCAATGGTTCCAGCTCCACCGAAGTCAGCGTTGATAGCACGACTTGATTGTGAGATGAGGTAGTAATCCTCTGGAGTAAATACCGCGTACATGTCGTCGATACTTACATCCTTAGTCTCAAAGCCAACACGAGCGTCAAAGATCGCGTTAACTAGAGCATCACCTTTTGCCTGACGAGTAGCACCTGAAGCTGTGTAATCAGTTCCAAGTGTTAGTCCTTGTCCTATTCTTCCTGCGTTAGAAGTTTTATTTAAAGGCTCAGTAGTGTTGCTTGCCGCTGCAAAGATCATCCTTGCAACACGCTTGTCATACTCAACGGCTAAAGCACGTCCTAATTCCTTCGTATAAATTTGCCTAACATCGAAGAATGACATTAATTCATCGACGTTATAAATCGCCGCGTCTGCAACCATCAACGCATCCAAGCTAATTACCCTCTCGTTGAGGTCAGAAGGATCGTTGATTGTACCTGTCAGCTCAGTACCTGGCTGATGGTACGCAGCGGTCATTTTACCCGTGATTGGGAAGGCTACGCTTTTGCCGCCTCTTATGTTTCTTTCACGAGTTTTTCCTTTGAAAACCGTGGCAGTCATGAAGGCTTCCATAACTTCCGCCGATCCGAGCTTCAACATTAAAGCTCTGTCCGTATCTAGACCAGAAGCACCAGCACCCCAAGTGGCACCTGCACCTTTAACCTGACCAATACGGCTGAGTGTTACAGCCATGATGACTTAATTTTTTAGAAAAATACTTTTGTTAGATAGCCCTTCCTTCGCTACTTAGGTTATCCACCTTAATGGGCCTAAAGCTTTTGGTTTGCTTTCTTACTTAAGGCTATCCCACGCGCCGCTTCTTGCCAACATTTGTTTAACTGATTCTTGGTAACTTGGATCTACTTCATATATTTTTTGTCCTCTATCATTCGTCTTACTCATTGCATCTAATACTTGTTGCTTACTTTGGAATGTTGTCTCACTTGGGACATCTCCACCCCCTATTAGTTTTGGTTCTACAACAGCGTTAGGGTTTGCCATTTCTATTTGTAATGATCGAACTGCCCAACGTATTGCGTCAGGATTTCCACCATCAATCGTGTCGTTATAAGACTTTAAAGTTTCTGCATTTAAGTTTTTACCAGCCCAATCAGCAATTTGATTGAAAGCAGCATCGCCTCCTAATTCATCTTTTATCTGCTGCTCCTCTGTATCTGTCATTACCTTTTGAGCAGAATCCCTATTAAGACCAGCACGAACACGACTTCCTTCTAAATACCTTTCAACTAGATCTCTAGGTAAACCACCTTTATCAACTATGTCATTCACATAATTACTTACATCTTCCCCTGCATAAAACTTTTCACACATCTCAACTGGATTAACTTCAGCATTTTGCAAAGCAGTTGCTACTTCTGTTCCATAAAATTTCTCTCCAACTTCAAACGTATAATTTTCAATTGATTCAGGCCAATTGATTTCGTCCGTAGTTGATTCTTCAGTTGATTCTTCAGCCTTTTCCTGAGTCTCAGGTTTTTGCTGTTGATTTTGAGTGAACTTCCTTTGCAGCTCTGCGTAAGATTTTGCTAAATCTTCTGTACTTTTAAATTTTTCTAAGACTTGTTGAGCATCTTCAGAGATTTGCCCTTCTTGTTGAATCTGTTCAACTAATTCCTGTTGATCAGGACTAGCTATTCCCTCTTGTCCTTCAGGAATAGTTAGCTGTGGAGTGCCTTGTGGGGTCGCGGTCATTGTGCTTCTTGGGGTGGATTTGCAATTTCATTAGCGGTTTGAGCAGCATTAGCTAACTTCTGCGGATCACCCATAGCTGATTGCAGTAAAGCTTGCTGTCGTGCTTGCTCTTGGGCCTGCTGTGCTTCAGCTTGTAGCTCTTGCTCAGTCTTGATTAGGCCCAAAGTGTCTATGCCCATTGAATAGGCAAGACGAGTTATTAACTCAGTAGGTTTTAAATACTGGGCTAATCCCTCTGGCCCAACTGTTTGAGCCAAAGTCTGTGTAAATCTGACTAACTGTTCTAATTCATGTCCTCTTCCTACTGCTGCTAGACCAACCGTCATTATTGGTTTTACTAAATCATCAGGTAATTTTGGAACCTTATTCTCCCTAGTTAAAATGTCTAACTTCCTTGCGACGTATGGGACTTGAAACTCTGTTTGTAATATCGAATATATCGAGCCGATGCTTTGTTCCGTAATGAGCTGGGTCATTCTCACTTCTTCCGCGGTGACGCGCTCCGCATTTCTCTGATCGTTAAGCATGAAAGCTTGGGCAAGTCTTCTTTCAATTTGTTCTTTGCCTTGCATCGCTACGGATAGATCCTGTGATTTCTGAACTTGCAGGGCAAGCACATCGGAAGGATCTCCTGTGACGAAAGAACCATTAGGGGCTTTTGCAAGATCAGCAGCCTTCGTAACTCCGCTTGGTTTTACTAGGAAACGTACCGCTGCACTAGCTAATGCTCCTTCTGCTATCGCTTGACATAACGCCTCAACTGTTTGTAAGTCAGCTATTGCCGCAGATTCTACATATCCCACTCCGTAGGCTTGACTGTCAATTCTAGTCATACGCAATGGGAGCCAAGGACTAAGATTTTTCGGTGCTTTTCCTTCGCTGCCTGGGACAACCTTATTTTTCACTTCTTGGTGCCACTTAACTTGATCACCTTCCCACTTGATATGGGTGTAAACCTTGCAATTCTTCTCTTCTTCCTTCGCTTCTAATGGTTCAGGTTGCTTATAAAGTCCTTTTAAATCTTCTTCTTCCTCTTCTTCTAGCATTTGCCTAACCTTTTCTGGCAATGCGTAGTAAGGAAGCTGTTCACATGTCACCGCTTCCAAAGGATTTCCCATTGGATCGCGGAAACAAACGTAGCGATTGAGATGAAATACCCTTAATCCATCAGTCGAAACATATAAAAGTGCATTTCCGGCGACGATTAAATGTAATAACGCCTCATGTAAGACAACACGATCATTACTTGCTTCTATTTCCCTAAGCACCATCCTTTCAATCTTGCTTAATGCCTCTTCGTACTGAGATTTCTGCTCTGGCCCGACTCCTTGCTGTGCTAATGCAGCTTCGTCTAGTGAAAATCTAAAAAATTGTTGCGTTGGAGGTAGCAAAGCCAAAAGCATTCGACTTGCTAAGTTCAAAACTCCACGAGCCCCAATTCCGTTCCACGGAACAGCGTATGTATCTTTATTGTTCGTGACAGGATCGTTTGATTCTGGAATTAAATAAGGAACCGTAAGACGAGCAGAATTACGGCCTTTATCTAAAACCCAATTCCGATCATTTTCACCAGAGCGATAACGCTGTTCAGCAGTAGCCATAATTAGACAGGGAGATTAGTACCAGTACCAGCAGCAACACCTTGACTGCCGATTTTTAATGAAGCAGAAGTGGTTCCAGCAGAACCTTCACCTTTTGCATAAGCATCTTTAGGAGATATTCTTAGACCTTTTTTCTTCTTCTTCTGCTTGGAAAGAATGCCTTGAGACGTAGTTGCTGCACTATTCGCAGCACTTATAGCAGCATTACGCTCTGAAATTTCAGCAGCATTAGCTGAACCACCAACAACAAAAGCAGTTTCGGCCTGCTGTTGTACCTCTTGTATTGCAGCCGAGCCAGCAGCAGCAGCTTCTTGTTGAGCAGCGGTAGCTGCATTGGCTATCCGTATCTGTTCTAATCTGTTTGCCTCAATTTCTGCATTTCGCTGTTCCGCGATTTGATTAAGTCTTTCTTGTTCTTTTGCAGCTTCTTTCGCCTCATTCTTTGCCGCAGTTACACCAACAGCATCATTCCAAAGGTTGTCGAATGGGCCTGGGATGTCGGGGGCTTCGCACATAATTAAACTCCGTAGTTAACACCTGTTCCAGAAGAAGCCGTAAGGCCACCCGCTGAAATTTTTAAGGTGCTTGGTTTTTTCTTTTTCTTTGAAATCTTTGTAGTTGTTTGAGCGTCTTCATCAGTCACGTTGTCCTCAGTTGTAATTGCATAAGGAGCATCGTTGACTACGTTTTCTACAGTTCCCCCACCTTGAGCATTAACTTGTTCCATAAGAGCGTTAGTCGAAGCTTGAGCCGATGCAATTTGTTGATTAATACTTTCTTGAAAAGTCTTAGTGTTTGCCTCTGAAGTAGTTCTAAATGTCTCTAAAACTTCTCGATCTCGTTGCAAATCCTCTTCACTTGGGCCTTGATAGACAATAGTGGGAGCTTCTGGTTTTCCGAAACACATAATGAGTACCTAAGTAATGTTGAGGCCAGCACCTTTGCCGGACGTTCTGGCAACTTTGCCAATCCTTAAAGAGGATTTACCTTTCTTTCCTTTGATGCCACGTTCATCAACTCCAATTTCAGGAGGTTTAGCATGTTCTTCTCTTGGCGGCGGCCCAACAACTTGAGCTAATCTCATCGCTGCTGCATTTGTATCATCTGCTTGTTGTTGCTTCGCTAGTAATAATTGTGTTGACGCATCTTGCTTCGCTCTTAATGCAGAATTAAGATCAGCCTGAGCCGTCAAAGTTGACGTATTAGCAGCCTGTTCTATCGAAGCTTTTTGTAAATCAAATTGCTGATCATATTTTTTATAATCAGGAACCGTAATTGTCGCAGCAGAGCCACCACCCATACACATCAGACTGCCTCCAATTGAAAAACGTCATTTTCCTGTTCTTCCAAACGGCGTTTTAACCACTTGATGACAGACGCTTGGCCTGACTTAAACCAAACTTCTTTTTCAGAAAGACTCAAATCAGGACATTGATCTGGAAACTGCTCATCTAGAGCAGCTATTAATCTTTCATCTATGTTCGGGAAATAAGTCACTCTCCAAGGACGTAGACCTTTACAGCCTACCGATAATCAGGAATATATACCATAGTAGAGAAGTTATTCCACTTCCCCGTAGAAGTTTATGGATTTACAAGAAAAATTAGCAACAATCCACGAATTAGTTGCAGATCAAGTTTTAGACGACTTGAAAGAAGGAGATCGCAAGGCAATATCAGCAGCAATGATGCTGTTAAAGCAAAACAATGTGACTGCTGTTGCAGCAGAAGGCAGCACATTGAAAAAACTTGCTAATAAATTGGATTTCTCAAGCATGGATGACAAAGTTATTCCGCTTAAGACCCCACCTTCAAACGTTGAACCCCTCCGAAAGCTCGGCCCGAAGTAGTTTTTTTCTTAAAACCAAAAGCTATTGAGTCAATAGAACCTGTTGTCTCATCCATCCAAGCGTCTAATTCATCTTGGAAGAGTTGATCTTTTCGATGTTGTTGTTGAACTTTCTGATCTTGGGCGGCTGACTCAACAAAAAAACCGACTGCAATAGCAAGAGCGTCAAGGCGGTCATCATGGCTTAAACAATTCCTTTCATGTGTCAATCTTGAGGCTTGCCAAAAAAGGCTCCGTGAATATCCATGTTCAGGATCTTCATCAGTCAGACGATAATCATTTTTAATGACTCGACTATTAACAATAAGACGATGTTGCTGAATTAAGGGGCCAAGTGTGTCACATAATCTTTCTTCTTTTCGGATGTTATGTCTAACTTCTTCGATAGTGCATGGATGAGTTCTTGTTAAATGTGGTTTTAACAGAGCTGTAAACATTCCATCACCCATGTTTGATTCAGCGACGACGTAATTAACATCCCATTTCTTTGCTATTTCGGAGAGATATTGCAGAACTTCATCGGCATAACCAAGAGTTGATCCACCAGATTCAAGTAGGAATAAATTTCCGTTTAGCTCTGCTAAAACTGCCCAAGCTAATTCGTCCTTACCTCGTCCAGCAGGGTCTATAGCTAAGACACACCGCCACGATTCGGTTTTCGACACCCATCCATTTTGAAATATTGGGCGATGGTAGAACCTATCAGCTCCAAGTCCGACGCAAACTAGATCTTGCAATCTCATGTCAGGTTGATTAGACCATATACAAGTCTCTGGTAGAGCTTTCCCATCGAGATCCATGACCATAAGATCCCCAAGCCTGATTGGATACTTGTCTAAAGTTGCTAATCGGGTATTGAGCATGAACTGAAGTTCAAAGCTCGCCTTAGTCATGGATGCTTTTCTTTGAAGAATGTCCTCATGCCCAAATCTTTCTGGATCAGTAGGCTCTTCCACGAGGCTGGTATTCGAGATGACCTCATGTTCAATCGTCGGATCGAGGCTGCCCTCGTAGCAATCGAACTCCTTCGGATAGAGCGCAGGCCAGTAACGAGCAGAATAGTTCCGTTCTCTCACAAGCCTTAAGTATATACTCGTTTCGGTATGTGGCGTTCCTAAATATAAAATTTTACGGGGTAAAAGCTGGCCCTCCTCTGGCTTTATGATACTTTGTATTTCTTCAACAGCGTGTGCAACTCTGTCTTGTTTTAGCTGTGTAATTACGTTAGCTAAAGTCTCAACATCATCGAGTATGGCACAGGTACATCTCTGGCCCGTCGTTTGTCCCATGACACCCATTGATCGAACAGACGGAGACTGTTCAACTTGAGCTGGCCCTACATCAAAGGCAACATTTGAAAATCTATTTTCTGGCCCAGGCATAAGACATTGAAGAATATCTATTTCTCCAATGCAGCGGAGCATAAAAGACGAAAAGTCAGTTGATTTAACTGCTGTAGCAGAGACAATCAGAATTTTTTCATTTGGATCTACTCTTAATCTCCATAAAGCATAAAAAGACGCAAGAATTGACTTACCTAGTCCACGAAACGCAACCGTAAGACTTCGATCTGGTCCATTTTGCATCCAATCACAAACAGAGATCTGCTGCTTAGTTGGGGCATCTGCTAACCCCAACTCTCTAAGCAGATAACAAGTGAAATTAGGGAAGCTATCTCTTAATTGAGGAGGTAACGGTTCCCATAAACTTTTCAATTTTCTGTCTCTAGATCAGCTTTTTCAACTTCAACTGTAGCTGTTGGTCTTACTGGTGGAGCCAATAGCTGTTCCTGAACCTCTTCGTCCACGTAAACATTAGACGTATCAGCCTTTTTTAAAGTCTCAGGCTTGACACAGCAAGCACCTTCAAGACCTAACTCCATTCTTTGATTGTTGGTGAGGTAAGGCATAGTCCTTTTTTAACTTCTTTTATTCTGACGTAACTATGGCTATATACAACAAAACCCCCGACTGGTGGCGAGGGTTCTGAAGCTATCCAATAACCAAAATGCTAATACTTGCTAAGGGGTAAGGGACATTTTAATTCTACAAATTATTTAAGTAGATACAACAAAACCCCCTAACGCGCGATATGTTAGGAGGCTTTATCTAGCCCTAGCTGACCACGACCAAGCAGCAAGCATCTTAGGGATACTCTTATTTTAACTCACTATTTTAAACGAGCCTCTAATTCTTCTGCCTTTTCTGCTAATCCCGTATAAAAACCATGGAGCTTATGTGTCTTCAAGTGCCTTCCATCTAAGACATACCATCTCTCCATATCCATCATCCTCTGCCGATCTTCTTCTAACCATTCTCTTTGATACATTATTTCTTACCTCCTTTCTTTGGTGGTCTTCCTACCTTCGATCCATAAGTCCCTTTCCCTTTTGGCATAACTATTAACCTAAAAGACGACTACACAATAACTAATATCCCCTAGCTTTTCTATCTTTTTCTCTACGCTCCCGCAGATATTCACTAAACCCCTCTTGATCTGTCCTTAATCCATCCACTAATCCATGCTTTGCTCTATATCCCCTCATATATTTCCCATACTCTCTCCTCTCACTACTCGTAAAATCTCTCGCTAATTCCCCTCCACTTGGATCTCTCTCAACCCCCACTCTCTCCTTCATTTCTTTCATCAGATAAGTCTCTTTTTTCTTACTCATAACATTGATTTGCTTGGTCGTCTAATTAACTTACACCCGTGCAGAACTAACACAACCCCTCAGAATGTTTCAACATGTAAACATGGAACATTGACGCTCATGCCGATTGCCTATATAAACAGACGGCAGGGTTTTTAACGAAACGCAACGATACTCACCTCCTCTTACCTCGATAAATAAATACATAGCCTCGCTTTTCCTAGCATCAGCGGGGCTTTTCCATTTTACTGCTCGCGATTAAGTAGGCTTCGTCGTCTCGCCTTATCCCCATTTCCCCCATTACCCCTATCGGATCGCCTTTAAAAATTCGATCAACTGCAAAAAATTCCTTTTATTTATACTTCGATGGGGTAGGGGGTAGTGAGGGACTGGCTCGGCTGCGAATAATAAATTCGCATCAGCTCTTCACCCTGGTCTTATTGCTGGACCAGCTCCAAAGGAGACTGACAGGCATACGAACAAGGAAGAGCCCGCCGCATGGAGCTGAGTGAGTGAGAGTACAACAGATTGTTAAGCTATAAAAGCTAAGTCTACAGGGCCGTAGAGTGTTAGCTATTGTCTGGGAGTGCTACGGCACAACCACGACCCTAGACAATTTAAAAGTGAAGCAGTTTTCATTCCACCATGACGGCGGTCATGGTTGGTTACAAGTCCCTGAACAGTCTTTGAAAGACTTAGGCATTGAGCATTATGTCTCTGACTGTAGTTATTTGAAAGACAAGCAGGTCTATCTAGAAGAAGACATGGATGCAAGCCTATTCATTGCGGCATGGAAAGCAGAGAAGGGGAAAGAGCCTGATTGGTTCGACTTCTTTGAAGATGGAGAGTCAAAGATAAGAAACTTTGACCGATACCCAGCCAAAGCTGATAGGTCTTTTAAACAAGTCATGCACAAGATAGGCGAGCTAAATAAGGGACTATGAAACTAACTAAGAAAGAGATTGAAAGAGTAGGGGATGACCTTGCTCTTTACATGGTGGCCTTGCAAGAGTTTGAAAAGATAATTGGTTTTCCTGTTGGTCTTAATTTCAAGCAGCAAATGGACTACTTCGATTCTTTTTATCACACTTGCAAGCCTATCTGATCTCAGCCTGGAGCCCTAAGGGGTTCCATGCTGGGTTCTCCAGCATTACCACGACCAAAGGTATTTTATGACTAATTCAGCTCTTGATTTAATGCCTCAAAAGGTTATTGATTCAATGCCAAGACTATATAAAACAGATAGTCAAGGGAAACAAGCAATGATCTTATGTCATTTATTTGGGCCAATTGGAGACTTTTATTTGACTGAAGTTAATGAAGAAGGAACCGAGGCTTTTGGGTTTACAAAGCTTGCAGCTCACCCTGATGGTGCGGAGTTGGGATACATCCCACTAACGTCACTTAAGCAGTGTGTTGGCAAGTTTAAAAGTAATCCAATAGTTAATCTCAAATACATGATTGAAAGAGATTTGCATTGGTCGCCTAAGCCTCTAAAAGAGGTTATGAAATGAGACTTAATTTAATTTTAGATACAGACAATGCTGCGTTTGAAGGCGACCAGCTCGGCCCAGAAGTCTCGAGGATTTTTGAGGATTTAACTAAAGAATTTAGTTATTACCCTATTCGAGATAGAAAGCTAAGAGACATTAACGGCAATGTAGTTGGCTCTATTAAATGGACTTGACAGTATCCCAGAGCCCTGCGGGGCTCTCTGATGCTCTCAGCATCTACCACGACCAACCCTT